CTGCTGCAAGCGCATTTGCAGGTTTTGCTCAGGGGGTAGGTGCTGAACATTTGACAACGCCCGCATCCTGCGGGAATGGCAAATCGAAACAGGTTCCCGATTGCGTGCGCAAACGCACGGTGCAGCAAAACTTTCTATGTAACACCAAGCAGTTACGCCAAAGGCGTTCGCTGCTGCTCCCGGCAATGCAGAGCGCAGCATATGCGGCTCCCTGATTGCTTCTGCCAAAACCCAGCATGCGGCAAAAAAATCGAAAGGCCAGCGCAAGGGCCGCGCAAGACTGCGTTAGGGCAAGACAGCCGCAAGTACTGCTCCGCAAAGTGCTATGCAGATCACCGCTGGGGAGTGGACAGGCCCGGCACAGGATGGGGTGAGGTGGGTCGCAGGAAGGCCGCAGCCTCAGCGCTGGCAACATCACTACGAAAGAAGTGCCGCCTGCTCGAAGTGCCAGACGACCCGGAATGCACAAGGCTTGCGGTGTGCGAGAGGGACGGCTGGGTGTGCCAATTGTGCGGCATTGACTGCAACCGCGAGTACGTCATTGATCCGGCTAACAGGCGGCCAGACGACAGGAACGCTGAGCACGACCACATCATTGCGACTACCACGCCCGGCAGCCCCGGTAATGTATTTCCTAACTCGCAGTGCCTATGCCGTAAATGCAACAATAAGAAGCGGGCCAGCAGTAATGGCCAACTTCGACTTGACTTAGAAGGATCGGTGAAACGATGGGAAAGCGGGGCCCGAAGCCAACGCCAACGAAACTCAAGCTCCTCCGAGGCAACCCAGGCAATCGGCCGATCAACAAGAGCGAGCCGCAGCCGTCCGCAGATGGCGTTGTGATGCCGCCCCACTTGGGCGAGGTGGCCGCAGCCAAGTGGGCCGAGGTGCTGCCGCTGCTCCAGGCCGTCAAGGTGATGACTCGGGCCGACATCGAGGCGTTGGCCCGTTATTGCGACACCTACGAGTGGTGGCTTGCCACCCGTGCGAAACTCAAGAAGGAAGGCGACACATACCAGATCCTGAACGACAAGGGCGACGTGAAGTACATCGCCCAGCGCCCAGAGGTCAGCATTGCCCACAAGCTCGCCGTGCAGTTGAGGCAGTTGGAGCAGGACTTCGGGCTGAACCCAAGCGCTAGAACCGGCCTGCATGTCGAAGAGCCGAAGCAAGAAGACGAAGACGACGCCCGCATGTTCGCTTGATGCGAAGGCTGCGGACATCGCGGTGCGGTTCTTCGAGGAGAACCTGACGCACGCGAAGGGCGAGCTCGGAGGCAAGGCGTTTTTGCTGGAGCCGTGGCAGAAGGAATACGTCGGCCGGTTATTCGGCACGATGAAAAACGAGGTGCGGCAGTACCGCACGAGCCTGCTGGCGATCCCCCGCAAGAACGGAAAGAGCACACTGTGTGCGGGGATCGCACTGAAGTTGATGTTCGACGGCGAGCCGGGTGCCGAGATCTACTCGTGCGCCGCTGATCGCGACCAGGCCCGGCTCGTCTTCGAGATGGCGAAGGTCTGCGTGGAGAACTCGCCCAAGCTGCGGAGCCGCCTGCGGGTGTTTCGCAATTCCATCGTGCGGGAAGACACGCATTCAACGTACAAGGCACTTTCGGCCGAGGCGTTCACGAAGCACGGCCTGAATGCCCACGGGATTATCTTCGACGAGCTCCACGCGCAGCCCGACCGGGAACTGTGGGACGTGATGACCACGAGCACCGGAGCCCGGCGTCAGCCCTTGTGCGTGGCGATCACCACGGCGGGGTTCGACCGCAAGAGCATCTGCTGGGAAATCTGGCGTTACGCCCTGGCCGTGCGAGACGGGGCGATCAAAGACGAGACCTTCCTGCCTGCGATCTATGCCGCCGATCCCGAAGACGATTGGACGAAGGAAGAGACCTGGCGAAAGGCGAACCCGAACCTCGGCGTGAGCGTGAAGCTCGACGACCTGCGGGTGCGGTGCAAGCGTGCCCAGGATATGCCGAGCGAAGAAAACACCTTCCGGCGGCTGCACCTGAACCAGTGGACCGAGCAGGATACGCGCTGGCTGCGAATGGAGCACTGGGCACAGGGCAACAAGCCCTGCCCGGTAATGCTCGACGGCCGGGAGTGTTTCGCGGGCCTCGATCTCGCCAGCACGTTCGATACCACCTGCTTCTGCCTGCTGTTCCAGCTGGACGACGGCACCTTTTGGGCAGAGCCGCACTTCTGGATTCCCGAGGACAACATGCGGGAGCGTGTGAAGCGGGACCGCGTGCCCTACGACCAGTGGGCGAAGGAGGGGAAGCTGCACCTGACGCACGGGAACGTCACCGACTTCGACCAAGTGCGGGCCGACATCATGGCCCTGACCAAGAAATACAACGTGCGGCAGGTGGCCATTGACCGCTGGAACGCGACCCAGTTGGCCACACAACTGCAAGGCGATGGCGTGAATGTCTTAGGTTTTGGGCAGGGCTACGGCTCGATGAGTTCGCCCGCCAAGCAGCTTGAGGCGCTGGTGGTGGGCGGCAAGTTGCTCCACGGCGGGCATCCCGTCTTGGCGTGGCAGGCGTCGAACGTGGCAATCCAGCAGGACCACGCCGGAAACATCAAGCCCAGCAAGGCGAAGAGCAACGAACGGATCGACGGCATCGTGGCGTTGACGATGGCCCTCGGCATCCACGCGACGGCCACGGCCCCGCCACCCGAACAATCCTGGGACATCATCTCGTTATGAGCGAAAACGCCGCCGCCGACTTCAGGATGTTCGACCTGCGTGGCATCGACTGGCCCGAGGTTTCGTCGAGCCGCACGCCCTCGGGCATCCGCGTCAACGCCGACAACAGCATGGCCTGCTCGGCCTACACGGCCTGCATCCGCGTGATCTCGGATGCCGTCTCCGCTTTGCCGCTGCACGTTTACGAGCGGATGGCGAACGGCGGCAAGGCGAAGGCCACGAGCCATCCCGTGTATCGCCTGCTCCACCAGCAGCCCAACCCGTGGCAGACGGCGCAGGAGTTCCGCGATTGGATGACCGGAATGTATTTGCATTACGGTGCGTCCTACGCCGAGATCCGCCCCGGTGCTCGAGGTGCCGTGTCGGAACTGTGGCCGCTGCACTCGTCGCGCATGGAGTGCGAGCGGCTATCTGACGGCACGCTGCGGTATCGCTACCGTGAGCCGAACGGCCGCGAGACGATCTACAGCCAGGAGCAGATCTTCGCCCTGCGGTTCACCACGGAAGACGGGATCAAGCCGATCCCGACGTACAAACTCTTTTCCAATGTCATCGGCCTGGCCCAGGCGCTGGAGACTCACGCGGCCACCTACTTCGGCAACAACGCCAGGCCGGGCGTGGTCCTTGAGTCGGATAACCCGATTCCTGCGGAAGCGGCCGAGCGACTCCGCGAACAGTGGGAGCGACTCCATCGCGGGCCGGATCGTGCCTACCGCACGGCGGTCCTGCCCAACGGCGTGAAGGCCCACGAGTTGAGCGGCTCAAACGAGGCGGCCCAGTTCCTTGAGAGCCGGGCCTTTGCTGTGGTTGAGTGCTGCCGCATCTTCCATGTGCCGCCCCATTTGATTCAGCAGCTGGACCGCTCGACCTATTCAAACATCGAAGTGCAGGGAACCGAGTTCGTGCAGCACTGCCTGCTGCCGCACTTGAAGCGGTGGGAGGCGGCCATAAGTCGCGACCTCATCGTCGAGGACGATCGTTTCTTCGCGGAACACTCGGTGAGCGGCCTGCTGCGTGGCGACCACGCGAGCCGGTCGGCCTACTACGTCTCGGCCCTGCAAAACGGCTGGATGACGATCAACGAGATTCGGGAACTGGAAAACCTGAATCCCATCGGGCCGGAAGGCGACAAGCACTTTGTGCAGTTGAACATGACCACGCTCGACAAGGTTGGCCAGGACGCACCGGCACCGGAGCCGATGCCAGCGCCGCCCGTCGAGGACGAGGAAAGCCCGGCCGACGACGCCGAGGATGAAGCCGAACAGGAGGATTCCACTGATGGAAATTGAACGCCGCGACTTCGCATTCGAGGAAGAGAACGAGCTGATCGTCGAGAGCCGGGCTGATGGCCGGGCCGCCATCATCGGCTACGCCGCCGTCTACAACCGGCTTTCTCTCGACCTCGGCGGGTTCCGCGAGGAAATCCTGCCAGGGGCGTTCGACAAGATTCTGAACCGCCAGCGGGGCAAGAGCGACGTGGTGGCCCTGTTCAACCACGACAGCAACATCGTTTTGGGCCGCACGTCGAGCGGCACGCTCGAACTCTCCAGCGACACGAAGGGGCTGCGGTATGTCGTCACGCCGCCCGTGAGCCGGGCCGACGTGCTCGAACTGATCCAGCGGCGCGACGTGCAGGGCAGTTCGTTCGCCTTCACGGTGGACCCGAAGAACGAATCCTTCCGCACTGGCGAGGACGGCAAGGCCGTGCGGCAGATCCGCGAGGTGAGTGGGCTGTATGACGTGGGGCCGGTGCTTGTGCCCGCGTACCCCGCCACCTCTGCTTCGGTTGCCCTGCGTTCCTATGAAGCCTGGCTGGCATCGCAGGTTCCACCTGCCATCGAAGAGCGAGCCGAAGACCGCAAGGCACTTGCCGAGTGGGTGGCAAAAAGCAGGGGCATTAACGCTGCCGCTGCCGCATGGTCATTGAGGTTGCGGAATGTCTGGTGACAAGCGGCAGTGCAAGTGCGGCGACAAACTGCGGACGATCAGCAGCCGCGCCGTGGGCGAGCAGCAGCTGCGGTACATGCAGTGCCGCAAGTGCGGAGCCCGCTGTAAATGCGTAGTGAAGGCCGACGCCGTGTTCCGGCGTGTTCTACGGTAGAACGCCGCACGCCCGTCTAACTGCAAGGAACCCCGCCCATAGTGGCACTGTGGACTCCACGGCAATACCGCCGCCAGGAGATTCACCACAGTGGACAACCTCAAGAAGCTTCAGGACGAGGCGGTTACCCTCGCCAACCGGATCGACGCAGTTCGCGCCATCGAAGGCGACGACGACAAGATTGCCGAGCGCGACCTCGAACTGGAAACGCTGAACAAGCGGGCCGGTGATCTCGCCAAGAAGATCGACTTCGAGAAGTCGGTCGTCGAGTCGGCGAAGAACCTGCGGTCGGTGGTGGATCGCTGCACCCCGGCCCCCGAGGTCCGTGCCGAGGAGAAGGCCGTCCGCATCGAGGCCGTCCCGTTCGCGGGCCGCCTGCGTGCGTTCGAGAAGGCCGAGGACGCCTACCGGTTCGGCATGTTCATCAAGGCCCGCCGGGGCGATGCCGAGGCCAAGCGGTGGTGCGACGATGCGGGCATCGATACCCGCGCTCTCGGTTCGACCGGCTCGACCACCGGTGCCGCGACCGTGGCCGACGTTCTCTCCTCGACCGTGATCCGGCTCGTGGACCAGTACTCGGCTTTCGTGCAGAACGCACAGAACGTGCAGATGCCGAGCGACGTGCTGCTGTTCCCCCGCCGCACGGGCGGTGCGACGAGCCAGTGGCAGGACGAGAACGTGGCGATCACCGCCGCCGATCCGACGATCAGCCAGGTGACGCTGACGGCCAAGAAGGTGACGGCCGCCACGATTGTGGCGAACGAGCTTCTGGCCGATTCGGTCATCTCGATCGGTGACTGGGTGGCGGCCGAACTCGGCCTGTCGCTCGCCAACGCCATCGAGTCGGCTGCGTTCTCGGGCAACCCGTCCAACGCCCCCGGCGTGGCGGGACTCGTGACCAGCCACACGGGCGGCCTTCTGGCCTCCTCGGCTGCCACCTACGCGGCGTCGCTCGTGACGGCTGCCGGTGACACCCCCGACGAAGTGACCAAGGCCAACCTCCTCGCGATGATGGCGGCCATGCCAGCGCACAGTCGGGCCGGTGCCAAGTGGTATTGCTCGCCGTTCTTCTTCGCGACCTGCATGCAGGCTCTCGATCTGAACCAGGGCGGTTCGGTTGGCCTGTCGGCTGGCATGGGCCTCACCTTCCTCGGCAGCCCGGTGGTCCTCACCGACCGCCTGCCGAGCGGTGCAGACTCCACCGGTGCGATCATGGCGCTGTACGGCAACCTTGCCAACAGCTCGATGTACGGCATCCGCCAGGGCATCGAGATCGCGTCCAGCGATCAGGTGAACTTCCTGTCGGAGCAGACGGTCATCAAGGCGTCGGCTCGCGTGGCGATCACGCACCACAGCCTCGGCTCCTCGACCGTCGCCGGTCCGGTCATCGGCCTCGTCGGTGCGTGAGCCTGACGGCTTGACGTGATGTGCAAACTGGGCGGGCCGCTCCACTACGGGGCGGCCCGCTCTCTTTTTGCGAGGTCTGCATGATCGTCAAGGTTGGGGGCACTGAAGCCGACGTTCGCGTTGAGGCCGTGCTGTCGATGCCACGGCTGTCGTTTACGGCCAATCACTTCGCATGGGCTCAGGCACTCATGCCGCTCGGCATCCGCCCCACAATGGGAACTGGTGCGTTCTGGTCACAGGTGAATAGCAGGATTTTCGAGCAATTCATCGACAAGGCGGAATACCTGCTCACCATCGACTACGACACGTTCTTCACGAAGGAAGACGTGGAGCACCTCTTCGCGATGGCCATGACGTTTCAGTGCGACGCGCTGACGGGGCTGCAAACGAAACGCGAAGACGGCCGACCGATGCTCACGCTACCCGGCACGCTCGACAACCCGCCCGAGAGCGGCACCACAACGCTGCCTGCGTCGTGGTTCGCCGAGCCTGTGCAGGAGGTGGACACGGCCCACTTCGGGCTGACGGTCATCAGCACGGCGGCCCTGAAGCGGTGCAAGAAGCCTTGGTTCTGGTCGAAGCCCGGCCCTGACGGCTCGTGGAACGACGGCCGCGTGGATGACGACATCTGGTTCTGGCGCAACTGGCGGGAGAGCGGCAACCGAGTCTTTATCACGCCGCGCGTCGTCCTGGGCCACGGCGAGTATGTCGTGACGTGGCCGGGGCAGAACCTCGGCAAGCCCGTGTTTCAGTGGACCACCGAGTTCACGACCAACGGAAAGAAGCCCGAAACTGCAT